CTATCATTAGAGATAGTAGGGATTTTTGTGTTGAACACACAAACAAAGTATTTACTGAAGAAGAAGCAAGAGCATTATGGCAAAGTGATTGGCAAGGAAAATCTGGTAGCGACCCATTCTTAGATAGAGGTGGATATAATTGCAGACATCATTGGCAACCAACAAGCACAGATTGGGGTACTGTAAAAGAAGATGGTACTTTTGAATATACATTAGAATAGAACATTTTAGCAACATACTGTTGCATTTTTACAATTATCTTGATAATTGATAACAATAACAATATAGAAGGAGAACAAACAATGAACGACCAAGTAAAAGTAGAGTCGGTTGAGAAAACAGTATCTCAGAACAATACTGGAGTAAATGAAGTTTCTGAATCAACTGAGAATAAAGTTTTTACTGCTGAGCAGTTAGAAAATATAGTTCAAAGAAGATTAGACAGATATAAAAAATCTGTATCAAATAAACTTGATGGCATAGATATAGAAGAAGCTAAAAAGTTAATTGAAGAAAAGAAACTTAAAGAACTAGAAATCGCAAAACAACGTGGCGAGTTTGATAAAGTTCTGAAGGAGACAGTATCAAAAAAGGATTCAAAAATTCAATCGTTGGAGACTGAATTAAAAAGGATTCGTATAGACGAAACTTTAGTCAATGTAGCTAGTGGAATGAAAGCTGTTAAACCAGCAGAAGTTAAACAGTTACTTAGAAATAATGTTAAGCTTAACGAACAAGGTTCTGTTGAAGTTATCAACGAAGATGGAACTCCTAGATATTCAGATAAAGGTGAACCAATGTCAGTAAATGATTTGGTAGCCGAATATTTAAAAAACAACCCACATCATGTTTCTTCATCACCTAGTGGTGCAGGAAGCAGAAGTCAAGTTGGTGGTGCTACTCCTAAGCAATTAAAAATTGGTGATCTTGATTTAAGTAATCCAAATGACAGAAAATTATATTCTGACTTAAGGAAACAAAGAGATCAGGGTTCTTTTAAAATGAAACTAACAACTAACAATAACTAAAATAAAACAATGGCAAATGAAACAACAAGTTCAACATTAAGTGAACTTTTTACAAATATAACACAAGAAGCTATCTTTACATTTCAAGAAACATCTGTAATGAGACCACTTGTAACAACATACCCAATCGTTGGTTCAGGAAAAACAATAGAAGTTCCTGTGTACCCAACAATCAGTGCATCAGCAGTAAACGAAGCAACTGATTTATCAAACACAGCAGTAAACCCAACATCTGTAACTATCACAGCTTCAGAAATTGGCGTGATGACTACCCTTACGGATCTAGCCAGAGACTCAGCTAGTCGTAATGTTGGTGCTGACATAGGTAAATTATTCGGTGAAGCAATCGCTAAAAAAGTAGATACTGATTTAGCTGGTTTACTAGATGATTTCGCATCTGCATCAGATCAAGGTGGTGCTGGAACAGAACTAACAGCAGACTTGCTTTTCAAAGCACAAGCTATTTTAAGAAGTGCAAACGTACCTGCACCTTACTATGCTGTGTTTCACCCAAAAGCGACTTTCAATTTAAAGAAAACTTTAACACAACCAGCTTATGTTAACGCAACTGGTGGTGCTATTTCTGATGTTGGAAATGAAGCTTTATTAAATGGATATATCGGCAGACTTGCTGGTATTGATATTTTTGAAAACGCAAATATCGCTATTGATGCTTATGATGATTCATTCGGTGCAGTATTTCACCCAATGTCAATCGGCTTAGCATTAAAAGAAGATTTCAAAGTAGAAACTCAAAGAGACGCATCTCTAAGAGGAACTGAAATTGTAGCATCAATTACATACGGAGTAGGTGTATTAAAAGACACTTATGGAGTATCTGTAAAAACTGATACTGCTCTTTAATTAGTTTAACTTGGTGGGGTGTAAAAGCCCCATCAACCAAATATTACTATGGCAAATTTTACAGTAGATGCAGATTTAACTTTTTACCAACCAGATATTTTAGGATTTGGTATTGCAAGTTTTACTTCACCAAATGATTACCACGCACAAGCAAGAGCAGATATAGAACGAGATTTAAGAATAAGATGGTTTCCTATTTATTCAAAAGAAACTTATAGAGATATTTCAATACTAAACACAACTGAAATGGACGCAACATTATTAACTGATGCACAATTTAAAAGAGCAAGTGTTTATAAAGTAATTGGTTCTTATGCTTGTCCACAATTAACTAAATTTAATTCAAATGATAACCCTGATAGATTCCAAGTTATGATGAAACATTATCAACAAATGTATGCTGATGAATTTGAATCTATTTTAAGAGATGGTGTTGAGTATGATGCTGATGATTCTAATACAATTATCAATGCAGAAAAAGCACCTTATCATAGACTTAAACTAATTAGATGAAATTAACTGTTGAAGATAATTCATTACAAGTTGCTAAGAACTTTGAGAAACAAGTAAGAGAACAACCACAAATAGTTAAGACTGCTTTAGGAAGAACTGCTGAGTTCTTAATGGGTATTATTAAACAAAGAACATCACGAGGAGTTAATGCTGATGGAAATGCTTTCCCAGCTTATTCAACTAAACCATTTTTCTTTAACATTACTCCAAGATCAGCAACTCCAACTTATAAAACATTTCAAGGTGGTTATAAAGAATATAGAACTTTTATGGGCAGACAAAGTAATAAAGTTGATTTAAACTTCTTTGGTAATATGCTTTCAAATATAACTCAGAAGTCATCTCCCACAGAAGCTATAATTTATTTTGCAAGTAAATTTGAAAACACAAAAGCATTAGGCAATCAAAAGAAACGTAAATTCTTTGCAATAGGACAAAGAGAACAAATACCAATCATAAATAAATTTATGCAAGAATTTAAAAAACTAAGTATTATTAAATGAGCAAACGAGAAGATATAGCATCTAATATAGTAACAGCAATTTCAACTGGCACATCTCCAATAACTTTAAAAAAGGTAACTAGAGAACCTTTTAATGTTGATGAGTTATCTGAACAACAATATCCAGCTTGTTTTGTGCAATCAGGTAATGAAACTAGATCAGATCAAACAATAAGTTTTACAAGTGCATTAAGAGAAGCAGTAGCAGATTATGTAATCGTTGGTTATGTTAAAGGAACTCCAACAAATATTGACACAAAAAGAAACGAGTTAATTACAACGATTGAAACAAGATTAAATTCTGATAGAACACGTGGTGGGTATGCAAAACAAACTCAGGTAGTAGAAGTTTCTACTGATGAAGGAGTTTTATTCCCAATCGGTGGTATCAGAATGGTGGTGCGAGTTATGTATCAATACACTTCTGGCACACCTTAACATAAACAAACAAGGAAACAAATATGGCAACACATACTGGCTCAGAAGGTATAATAAAAGTTGGCACAACAACTCTTGGCGAACTTAGAAGTTATACTTTAGAGCAAACATCTGACACTATTGAAGATACTTCATTAGGTGATTCAACAAGAACTTACAAAGCTGGATTAAAAGGTTTTTCTGGTTCAGCATCATTATTTTTTGATGAAGCTGATGCAGGGCAAATTTTACTAGTTGTAGGTGGTTCAATAACAATTAAAATTTTCCCAGAAGGTGCAAGTACTGGAGATAAATTTTATGAAGGTTCTGCAATAGTAACAGCTTATAATATATCAGCATCATTTGATGGAATGGTAGAAGCTGAATTAACATTTACTGGTACTGGTGCATTATCATTATCAACACAATAATTAATTAGATAAAGGAAGATATGAACGTAATAGATAGAGTTAAAGCACAATTTGAAGCTTTAGGCATAAAAAAGATTGAGGTAGCTGAGTGGGGCGAGGAAGGCAAACCTTTAATAATATATTGCTCACCATTTACTTTAGGTGAAAAAAGAAACCTATTTAAAGGTGCTAAGAATGATGATCTAGGAGTATTGGTAGATGCAATAGTTCTTAAAGCAAAAGACTCAGAAGGAAATAAAATATTTAAGCTAGATGACAAGCTAACATTATTGAATAATGCTGATGCAAATGTTATAGCTAAAGTAGCAACAGAAATGTTGTCTGGTGTTTCTTACGAGGAAGCTGAAAAAAAGTAAGATTTGATTCGGAGTTGTATTCCGTACTCTCTTTGGGTCAAGAATTGAAAATGAGTATGGAAGAAGTTTTGTGTATGACACAAGACGAATTTTACTATTGGATAGCTTACTTTAAAGTTAAGGCAGAACGTGAGAAACTAAATTATGGCAGATCAGCAACTAAATATAAAACTTAATGCAATAGATAATGCTTCAAAAGCATTAAATGATGTAAAAAAAGAAGTTACTAATTTAGGTGGTGCAACTGACAAAGTATCAAGTTCATTCTTAACATTTAAAAATGCTATTTTTGCTGTAACTGCTTATATTGGTTCAGTAACATTAAAAAACATAGTAAACACAACTGCAAAATTTCAAGATTTAAGAACTACATTATCAACCATAACTAGATCAACTGAATCTGGTGCTGAAGCATTTAGATTATTAAATGATTTATCTAAAAAAAGTCAATTTGATATTGGTCAATTATCAGATTCATTTATAACATTATATAACGCAGGGATTAATCCTACTGAAAAATTATTAAAAACATTTATTGATACAGCTAATAGAACTGCAAAACCTTTAGACACTTTAAATGACTTAACTAGATTATTTGCAAAATCAACAGAAGGTGGTTTAAATTTACAATCATTAACTCAATTAGCTAATAGTGGTATTCCAGTATTTACAATTTTAGAAAAAAGACTTGGATTGGCAAGAGAGCAAATAGCAAACTTTGCTTCTAATTCTAAAAATGCAACTTTAATCTTAGACACATTAACAGAATCATTTAATCAATTATATGGTGGAACAACAGAAAAAAAGATTAACGATTTATCTATTGCACAGTCAATTTTAACTAAAAGATTTGCAGATTTTGAAGCTATTATTGGTGGAGAATTTCAACAATCATTAGTTACATTATTAAATAACTTTGGAAAAATTTTAGAAACAGCAAGACCAATAGCAACAATTATTGGAGAGACTCTTAATGTAGCAGTTCAAGGATTAAATGTTTATTTTGAAAGATCGGAAGAGC